ACGTGCCTGGTCGGCGAGCTCGCGAAGATGCTCCGGCAGAACGGGATGGACATCGGCCAGAACAGACTGTTCCGTCTTCTTCAGGCTGACGGGTATCTCGGCAAGTCCGGTTCGAATCGCAACGTGCCGACCCAGCGTGCGATGGACCTCGGCCTGTTCCGCATCAAGGAGACCACCGTCACCCATGCGGATGGGCACACCACGGTCAGCCGCACTCCGAAGGTCACGGGCAAGGGGCAGCGCTATTTCATCGACCGGTATTGGGGTCGCGCTCAGCCGACGTTGGAAGCGGGTGCGTGATGGTCTTGCAGCAGATGATGACCACCACACAGGTGGCGAGGCTTTTCGGGGCCGAGACGCCGGAGGAGATTCGGACGCGGCAGGGGTATCTGGCCCAGTTGCGTTTCCGTGGACAGGGTCCTCGGTTCGTGAAGCACGGGCGGATGATCCTTTATCCGGAAACGGCCGTGGCCGAATGGCTTGAGGAAGGCGAGACGAATTGCACAAGGAGTATTGCATGAACGACATTCGCAAGGCGTGCGTGAGGGCCGTGTTCGACGAATTCGACGACCATGGCGACGCCATCAGTCCGGCCTGTGGCGACTTATGGGACGAAATCGAAGCACGGCGTCCGCTCGGTCACATCGTCGGCTACGTCGACCTCGACGTCACCGATCTCGTGGACCTCATCATCAACACGATCAACAAGGAGCTGTGATGACACTCAGGAGAATCGACGTGGAAACGCTGCTGACGCCACCCGCACCGCCGAAGGACACGGTGATCATGTTCGGCTTGACCGGCTACGCGATTCGCGTCACGGGCAAGGGCGCCAGCCTCATGGAACTCGACGTCGACGGAAGCCACGAGCTGGCGAGCGTCGGAAAAGACCAGGCAAGGACATTCATTCAAAAAATCGGAGGCGCAAGATGACGGACAACGATTATCGCATCGAGGACAGGTTCGAAAAGGGAAGGCCGAACTACACGCTCAGGCGTTTGAAGTTCGCGCTGGCCGTGGTCGGTCTGGTCGTGAGCGTGACGCTCATGCTCACCTGGCATGGCGGCGGTCTGACGGGCGCGCTTGTGGTGGAGGGCGTGTATCTGGCCACGGTCCTGTGGCTGACGGTCAGGTTCGCTCCACGCGATGACGTGGATGGCGACGTCTGACCGTATCCGCCGGCGTACAAGGACGCGGACGGATGGCGGAGGCGTGGGTCCCTTCATCTCTCACGCATTCACTCTCACGTCTTCCGCCGTCACACCGTCCGCCGTGGGTTCGAATCCCGCCGCCGGCGCTTGGCCGGACCGTCAACGCCGCCCGCATCCCCGCTTCGTTCAGCTTTCTTGGGGGTGTGGGAACGATGGGCGTGCTTCTTTGCTGTCATGGCGCCCAGCGGTCCGGCTCATATCAATCAATCAAGGTCAAGGGAGGAACCGATGAAGGAGATTCTGCCGCATTGGCATTTCAGTCCGAACGCTCCGGTCAAGGACATCGACACGAAGAAGATGACGAGTGGTGACAGGGCGGTGGCCGGCGCGTGCTGTCGGGCGATGGAGACCGAGGCGTGGAAGGAGCTGGTGATCCTCGAATCGTTGGGCGTGCGTTTCAACGGACTGGTAGGCCGGTTCGTGTCCGAGGTGGCGTCTCCGGTGTTGGAGGTGATGCCTGGTGACAGTTTCCATCAGGGCGCGAAGGCTCAGTTGTCGCACATGGTGAAGACCAGGGATGGTGGCGAGACCATCCGCATCATCAAGACTCTCGCCGTGAAAGGTAGGTTCTAATGGCTGGTGAGACGATTATCGCGGTGGTGGGCAATCTGACCGCGGATCCGGAGATTCGTACCACTGGTAGCGGCGCAGCCGTTGCCAGCTTCACGATTGCCTCAACCCCGCGCACCTGGAACCGTAACACGAACCAGTTCGAAGACGGTCAGGCTTTGTTCATGCGCTGCTCCGCGTGGCGCGACATGGCCGAACATTGCGCGCAAAGCCTGGCAAAGGGCATGCGTGTGGTCGCCCAGGGCAGGCTGACGCAGCATTCATGGGAGGACGAGCAGCATCAGCGCCGAACTTCCATGGAATTGCAGGTGGACGAGATCGGGCCGAGCTTGCGCTATGCGACCGCGCAGGTGGCCAAGGCGCAGCGTGGCACGGCTGGAGCGTATGGCAATCCGGCTTCCATGCCGGCGGGCTATGCGGGAGGAGCCTCCGCTCCGTTGCCTCCGTCGGACCCGTGGGGTCAGCCACAGAACCAATCGGCATCGTTCGGTGATTTCGGCAAGCCGGAATCGGAACCGGAATTCTAAGGATGAATCATGAGCCTCCAAGCATTGACCTGGGTGATATACGAGGTGGCCTCGGACATCAAGTATTCGGATTTCCGCGTGCTCCTCATCCTCGCCGACATGGCCGACCAGCAGGGCCGTGGCGCGTATCCGAGCCGGAACACGATAAGCCGGCTGGCCGGATGCAGCGTGCGCACCGTCTCCTACGCGTTGAAGAACCTCGAAGCCTCTGGGCTGATCAGCAGGGGAGACCAACGCATCGTCTCCAACCTCGGCGGATACAAGCCGACCGTCTGGAACCTCAACATGGGCAGCAGTGCAAAAACTGCACCCCTCGAAACCACCAAACCAGCAGTGCAACATGACTGCACACCACCAGTGCAACATGACTGCACACCACCAGTGCAACGAGGGGTGCAAAAACCAGCAGACAGGTGTGCAAACAGCAGTGCAACATGTTTGCACAAGAACCCAACTAAGGAAGAACCGTATATAGAACCTAGAGAGAGTAACGCGCGCGCGAGAAAACCAATCCCAATACCAGCCGACTGGAAACCATCCGAGGAACACCATGCGCTCGCCGACAGGCTCGGCATCGACTGCGACATCGAAGCCGGTAAATTCCGCGACCGGGCGCTCGACTCGGGAGCACGTTCGGCGGATTGGGACGCGAAGTTCCGCAACTGGCTCAACCGCGGCCGCGAGCTCGGCTACGCAGTCCGCAAGCGGGACAAGTCCAAGGCGAGGTACACGTGGCGGTGCGCGGAGGTCTGCTCCATCCTCGGGGTCGACGATCCGACCAGGCTCGGCGACGAATGGTTCGACGCCGCCTGCGCGGCCGCGGACCTGCTCAACGCCGGCGCCGACAAGACCAAGCTGCGTGACCATGCGTCGGTGCTGCCGAAGAGCGAGCTGTCCGGATGGCTCATCGGCTTGGCCGGCGCGTTGGAACAGCAGGAGGTGGCCGCGTGAACAGGTGGCGCGACAAGGCGTCCTGCGTCGGTCATGATCCTGACATCTGGTTCCCCGCTTCGACGGATTCGGCGACGTTGGACACCGCTTTGGCCATCTGCCGCGGATGCCCGGTCGTCGTGGAGTGCGGACGCTTCGCCGAGGAGCATCGGCGCGTCAACGGCTACGGACTGCAGGGCGTGTGGGGCGGTCGCCTCTGGGGCGGGAAGGCGAAGGCATGAACGCGGCTGAGAGGGCGGAGTTCGAACGGAACAAGCCGGTGGTCGCGGAACGTCAGGACTGGCATTGCCTCCGCTGCGGGACGAACACGCATGGTGACGCGTGGCCGGGCCATTCCACGCACCACCGCCAGTCCCGCCGTTTCCATGATCACGGGCCAGCGAATCTGGTCAGGCTGTGCGGATCCGGCACGACGGGATGCCACGGCTGGGTGCACGGGCATCCGGCGGAGGCGGAACGGTTCGGCTACATCATCCCGAGCTGGCGTGATCCGCTCAGCGTGCCGATACGCGACTGGAACGGCGACTGGTGGTGGCTGCTGGATGACGGCACGGCGCAACGGCTCACGCAAATCGAAATCATCGAATGGCAAAGCGATTGGAAGGAAGAATCATGAGGAAACAGGACAAAGACCGGAATGGGAAGCCGGAGGCGCTGCTCTGGCTCGACTTCGAAACGACCGGTACGGACAGGAATGACAGCCTGCCGTTGGAGGTCGGCATGGAATGCACCGACGTGCTGGGCGAACATTCGTTCGGATCCCTGCATCGCATCATCAGATCGGACTATCTCGACCTGTTGGACATGAGCCCGATGGCGTTTTCCATGCATACGGACAATGGTCTCCTGTTCGAACTGCTGAACGGTTCCGACAGGAACGACTGCGTGGAAGCGGTCGTGAACGCCGTGGAGGAGTATCTCGACTCCCTGTCGCAACGCTTCATGCTGGTTCCGGCTGGAACGAACGTGGACTTCGACATCGACTTCCTGAAACGGTTGAACCTCAACCCGGACGCGTGGCTGAGTTACAGGAAGTTCGACCTGACCACGTTGAGACGCTACATCAGGTTCCTGGATTGCCCAGAGGATCCGTACAAGTCGCATGACGGTTCGCATCGGGTGCGTGATTGCATCCGCCGTGACATCAACGACTACCGGTGGTATCGCAAGCTCCTGAAGGGAGCATGGTGATGACCGTGGCCGCCATGATGCTCCTGTGCGCGGCCGTCCTGGTCGCATGGATCGGAGGCAGGCCATGACGGTCCAGAAGCATATGGCGTGGCAGTACCGGAATCCCGCCGACCTGATCGGCCGGCGATGCATCGCGCTCACCGGCATGGATGTCACGTTGGACGGCCCGTTGGATCTGATCCGGTTGAGTCCGGTCCACGCGGTCCTGAAATACCGGGGCATCGGCCTGCATGTCATCGACTGCGACCTACGCCACCATACGAACAAAACCTCGGACGGCATCCGCGCCGTCGTCATCACGGAAGGCAAACCATGAAACACACCACATCGCATGTCAGGAAATGGCATAGGACCAGTCCATGCCCCTACTGCGGCACGAGAAAACCCGGCATCGAACCCTACGCCCGAATCATCGGAGCCAAGATGCGCTGCATCTGGATCGCCAAATGCCATGGATGTCCGAACGCCGTCTGGATCACCACCCATGGCGACAGCATCAAAACCGCGATACGCGGATGGAACCGATACGCCAACGGCGAATGGCGCAAACACCAGGAGGAAACGAAATGAGAAAAACAACACGCATCACACTCGCCATCACCGTCATATGCATGGCGCTCGCCGGATGCGGCAGCTCGGCCAAAGCATCCACGCAGGCGCATGCGGCCAAACCCATCGACTCGCAATGCACCGATGGAGGCACCGCCCATGGTTTCTACGAGTGCGCCATCACGTTGTCCGATACACGAAAGGTGGACTGCGTCGTCTACGCATGGGAAAAGCAAGGCGGCCTGTCCTGCGACTGGGACCATGTGAGCGGCGTGGACAAGGAGCCGGCAAGATGAGCTACCGGGAAATCCATGAGCTGTTCGTCGTCTGCGACGAGTGCCACACAAGCCTTTCCGTCTATGACGCGACCTACGAGGACGCCGACAACGAGGCCGCCGACCACGGCTGGCAATGCGACGAGCTCCAAGGCAGGCACTACTGCCCGCTCCACTGGCACGTCGAATGCCATGACTGCGACATCACCGACAGTGGAGCGCCGGACGAACTGGAAGCCGATGGGTGGCACATCGACCGAGATTATCCATGCGACAGCCTCTGTCCGAACCATCGCCATCTCGCATGCCGCGAATGCCGCAAGTGGGATGTCGGACCGCTGCATCGGCTCGAATACGAGGGATGGCAGGTAAATGCAGACGATTTCAAGAAGAGCCTCTGCCCGGAATGCGTAAAAAACAAGAAGGAAACGAAATGAAAGTGAAGAAAACCCTCATGGACATGATCGTCAAATGGCATCAGGCCGGATACAGCCTCGATGAGATCGCACCACTGGTGCCGCAAGTCTCCAAAGAGGAAATCAAAGCGATCATCCAACAACACCACGAGTAACAAGAAACCCGACCTTCCGGCCGGGCTCCTGGCATCACCACAAACCAGACTACACCGCCGGAGGGAATCGAACAAATGAACGAACCAGCCAACGAATCCCAACCAACACAAACCAACCAAAACAATCCAGCGCTCGCCGGCATGTGCCAAGTGTGCGGCGGGGAGTGCCGTATTCAAGCCACGATGTGCGACAAGTGCGAGAACACTTTGAGGGGATGGATCCACGACTATCCCATCTGGATCCATGCCTTGCGCGAGTTTCTGGATTCGACGGCGCATTACGGAGGCCACCAGCCTGGACGTGTCAACCTGCCGTCCGCGCCCACGCCGATCAGACTCTCGGTCGTTGACCATCTGCAGGAGATCGAGGATGCGGTGACGGCGTTGTGGTGTCGATTGTATGCGCCGCCGGCCATGCCATGGGCCACAAGCATCGCGGTCCCGTCCATCGTCGACATGCTCAAGGCATGCTGGTCATGCCAGCGGTTGAACCGACTGCCGGACATCGGTTTGATCTGGCATGACTGGGAGCGGTTGGCGCGCAAGACGCTGGCCATCATCGACGTGCCACCATCCAGGCACGGCATCGGCAGGTGCCTGAATCCTCTGTGTGGAGTGGAGCTGAGTGCGGAGGTCGGCGCGGTGAGCGTTGATTGTCCGGTGTGCGGCAACGCTTATCGCGTGGTCGATGTGCGATTGGGTTTCCTGCGGGAGTGCATCGAATCGGGCAGGGCGTTCACGGCGGGGGAGTGTGCTGAGCTGCTGCGCGAATGCGGGTTCCAGTGCAATGCGAATACGATTCGCTCGTGGCGTAAGCGTGGCAGGCTTCAGCCGGCCGGTGAGAACGATAAGGGACGGCCATTGTACAGGCTTTCGGACGTGCATCGGCAGGTGCTGCGCCGCGATTCGATTTGACAAAATCGAAAGTGCAACGCAGAATTGTCAGTGGATTAGAGGGTTCAAACCGAGGTGACTTGGTTTGAACCCTTTTCATATCCGCCATGGATTCTCCTAACTCCCTGGGTTGCAGTCCCGTCCTGTCCGAACGGCATATCGGACACGCTCCGCCCACTCCCGTCAGAGTGGACATACCCCAATGTGGCAGGCAAGCCAATCCCGTGCTTCCGTGATGCTCAAATCCGCCTGTCCATGCCTTCGTAGGAATCAGTGGTAGATCGTACCGGCCGCGAGTCTTTATTGGATTCTCTTCCTTGTGGCCGCGTGTGGACGCGGGTTCGAATCCCGCCGAAGGCACCCATGAAACAAACCCGGGGTAGGGGTATTGACAATCCGGGAGGGGCATTCGCAGATGATGGGGAGCCCCTACAAGACACGGGAGTGTCCATATACGGGAGCCCCTATACCGGCATTCCAGCAGGCCAACAGCGGAGATAATCGTCGGCAAATCCACGGCACCCCGGGTCCCATACACGTGGGAGGCCACATGAGCAAGCGGCGCAACGAGCGCGTCAGCAACGGCTGGCGGCGCAGACAGCTCAGGGCAAGAGTGCTTGCCGCATACGACGTGTGCGCCATCTGCGGCAAGCCGGTCGACAAGACATTGAAGACACCACATCCGATGAGCGCCGAAGTCGACGAGCTCATACCAGTCTCACGCGGCGGTGATCCATACAGCTTCACGAACTGCAGGCTCACGCACCGCAGATGCAACAGGATGAAGAGCGACAAGACAGACGAACACGCACGAGCGCTGCTGGCTGGAAGACAGGAAGTGAAAGCAAGCTCGATGCCGTTCAAAACGTTCGGCATCTGACTCCGATACCAGGGCGGGGACCCCGGGTACACCCCCTCCCGGTCGCCTCGGGTGCAGTGCCGATATTTCTCTTGAAATTTAAGCGTAACGAATTGTGTTACGCATACGTTGAATGAAAGGCGGAATATGGCCTTTTTCAAAGCGTCAGCATCTGACATAGAACGATTTAATAAATACTTCAGAAGCACTGACCCTAGTAAATGTTGGGAATGGAACGGTGCTCATCACCCAAAGGGATATGGCACATTCCGTCTGGCAAAGACGTCCGTTCCGGCACATCGCTTCGCATATGCATTGACTCATAACATGTTTATCCCAGATGGGATGGTGATTGATCATATCTGTCACAACCGTTCATGCGTTAATCCAGACCATTTGAGAGCAGTAACGGTTCAGGAGAATTCCGAATATCGTGTTTCCTGTAATAAGAACAGCAAATCCGGAATCCGTGGTGTCTACTGGCGTAACGATCGAAAAGCATGGCAAGTTGAGGTTATCAAGAATAGGAAGGCATACAAGAGAGGTCCATTCAAGACGCTTGCACGGGCGGAAGCTGCTGCAACAAGATTGCGCGAAGAACTCGGGTTCCTCACTGGTTTTGGAATGAAGGAAACGCAATGATTTGCGAAGTATGCGGTAAGCAATTTAGGCCAAGTGGCAAGGGCAGCCAACAGAAATATTGCTCCGCGAAATGCAGGCAGAAAGACTATCGGCGTCGGAAAAAGAACCGGCCCGCACAGGACCGGAACAGTAAGCCGCCCGTCAAAGCCGTGGAAACGAAACAGAAGCCGGAAAGGGATCTCGACCAGCGGAGCTTCGAACGGATGATGGACGGCAGCATGCTGGACATACTGCGAGACAACCGTGACCTGCTGCTCAAGGCCATGGCCGATCCCACGACGCCGGCAAACGCGTTGCCCGCGATCAGCCGCCAGCTCATCGACGTATGCGAACGCATCGAATCACTCCAGGGCGGAGGTCTGACCGACCTGTTGGACGATGAGGAAGACGAGGTGACGGACGATGTCGGAGCGTCGATTGTCTGAAATCGCCAAGGTCCTCCGCCAGCCGGAAGGCATCGTCGGCAGCGAGTTCACGCGAATCAACAAAGCCGCGCGCAAGGCCGGCATCCGTTTCGACTTGTGGCAGCAGGGTTTCTTGTGGCTTCTGTTCGCCAAGAACACGGAAGGCAAGTACGCGTGTGGCGCGGACGGCGCCGTGCTGTCCAGCTGCAGGCAGATCGGCAAGACCTTCACCGTCGGCACCGCGTTGTTCCTCAAGGCGATACTCACGCCGAACCTGAAGGCCATCTGGACCGCCCACCACACGCGCACCAGCGACGAGACGTTCGCGGACATGTGCGAGATGGAACACAACCCGATGCTCGGCAGGTACGTGGAACGCATCCGCAGGGCGAACGGCCAGCAGGAGATCACGTTCACGTCCGGCAGCCGCATCATGTTCGGCGCCCGAGAGAACGGTTTCGGCCGAGGCCTGCACAGCGTGGACGTGGCCGTTTTCGACGAGGCGCAGATCCTCACCGTGCGCGCGATGGACAACATGATCCCCGTCCTGAACACGAGCCCGAACCCGTTGGTCGTGTACATGGGCAATCCACCCAAGCCAGGAGACCAGTGCGAGGCGTTCACGGAGAAGCGCATGCACGCGCTGAACCATGACGGGAACCTCCTCTACGTGGAGCTTGCCGCCGACAAGGACGCGGATCCGGACGACCGCGAACAGTGGGCTAAAGCGAATCCCAGCTATCCGAGACGTACCAGTGAACAGGCAATCATACGCATGCGCAACAACCTGTCCGACGATTCGTTCCGCCGTGAGGCGCTCGGCATCTGGGATGAGACTGTCACCGCATACGCCATCGACCCCGACCAGTGGAAGGCCGCGGCCGTCGATGACGTGCCCGAAGGCGGCACGGTGAGCTTCGGCCTCGACATGCCGCCCGACAGGAGCGTGCTGACCATCGGCGCCGCATTGCGGTACAAGGACGGAACGGCCGTCATCCAGATGGCGAACATCAAGGACGCGCGGCAGGCGGGAACCATGTGGGCCGTGGACTGGCTCGCCGAACGCTGGCACAAGACCGCAAGTGTGGTCATCGACGCGCAGTCGCCGGCCATGAGCCTGCTGCCCGACCTGAAGGCCGCACACGTGAAGGTCACCGTGACGAATATGCAGGAGATGGGCCGCGCATGCGGCCGATTCCTCGACATGCTCAAGGCCGGGACGCTCAAGCACCCGCGGGACGAATACCAGCCGCAGCTGGCCGCAGCAGTCAAGGGCGCTACCACGCGTCCATTGGGACAGTCCGGCGCGATCGCATGGAACAAGCTCGGCTCGGATATCGACATAACCCCGCTCGTATCCACCACATTGGCGCTCTACGGGGCGTTCACCACGAAACGGCATCCCGGAAGACGACAGGAGGTGATGGTCTGATGGTCTTCTACATGGCAGACGGCACCACGGTAAGCACGGCACCGAAATTCACCGGCAGCAGCTACCTAGACACCGCCAGCGGGAACGTCGGCACCATTCTTGGCGTCGACGACGAGGACATGCCCATCATCCAAGAACTGCTGCGCGTATGGCGAGAGAAATACCCGCGTAACCTAATCCGCGGAGCCTACTACGACTGCAAGGAACGGTTCAAGGACTTCGGCATCTCCATACCCGACCAGATCAAAAACAAGGTCGAGGCAATGATCGGATGGCCCGAACTCGCCGTCCGATCATTGAGCGACCTGAGCGACCTGGAAGGATTCAGCATCTCCGGCGACGACACGATGGGCATCAACGACCTGTTCGAGGACAACCAGCTGGATGTCACCGCATCCGAACTGATCGTATCCTCATACAAGCACTCATGCAGCTTCCTGACCATCGCCGCAGACCCGGAGGATCCGGAACGAATCAGCATGATCCCCCGTTCCGCCGACTGGTCCGCGGGAATCTGGGACAGGCGCAACCACCGCCTGGCCGCCGCGCTGACCATCACCGAGGATGACAAGGACGGACGGATCTGCTCGTTCAACGTATGGCTCCCCGGCAAGGTCTACGAATGCTCAGGGCGCCCACTGCCATGGCGCGCGGAGAAAATCGAAACGAACTTCGACCAGCCGACGGTCGTCGCGCTCGCCTACGACAGGCAGATGGACCGCCCGTTCGGCCACAGCCGCATCAGCCGTTCGCTCATGAGCCTCGTGGACGCCGGATTCCGCACCATGGTCCGCATGGAGGCATCGGCCGAATTCTACTCCGTTCCCAAACTCTGGTTCATCGGCGCGAACAAGGACGCGTTCAGCAGCAACACGTGGAAGAGCCTCATCCAGGCGATCAACGCCATCAGCGCCGACGAGGACGGCAACCTGCCCCAACTACAGCAGGTGCAGCAGGCGTCCATGGCACCCCATTCGGACATGCTCAAGACCATGGCCATGCTCGTCGCCTCGCAGACCCGCGTGCCGGTCGACTACCTGGGCATCACACTGGACAATCCGACCAGTGCCGAGGCGATGGCATCAGCGGAACGACGCCTGACCCGCATCGCCGACAAGCAGAACGTGGCCTTCGGACGCGAACTCAAACGCGCCATGGGCATCGCCGTGGCACTGCGCGAAGGCACGAACTCGATACCCGACTCCATGCGCGACGTACACCCGGTATGGGCCCCCACGAAGGAGATCTCCGACGCGGCGCGCGCCGACGCGTTCACGAAGATCGCCGACAAGGTCACCGGCTACGCCGACTCCGACGTCGGACTCGAACGACTCGGCCTGAGCCGTGAGGAAATCACCCGCTTACGCGCCGACCAGCAACGCCAGCGCGCTAAGGAACAGATCGATCAGCTAAAGGCTCGCCTGGCATCGGCCGGCGGCGAGGAGGTTCAGGATGGAACTCAACAGCCTGAACATACCGGAGACGAACAGGAGAGATCTTCAACGGCTGCTTGACCAAGCCTATGCGGGATACGTCGCCGACCTTGATGCATTGGCAGACGAAGCGGCTGACGCTATAGAAGCGCAGTACCGCTCCAACCCGTTGTTCATGCGCGATGTGGTCGAGGACTACTCGAGACAGTCCGCGCAGCTGGCTGACGATTATTTCAGCCAGCTACGCGCTATATGGGCCGAGCAGTCAGGAGTGGATCTGCCGGAGTTCGAACACCCGGATTTGCTTGATCCAAGCGAAGTCCTCTACCGCATGAACGGCGGTTTCTCCGGAACTGACTGGAATGGTCTCAACTACTCCGACCTCGTCGCCGGACGCAGCAATGCCGGATTGAGCGTGGACAGTCTGTGGCCGGAGTTGAAGACCATCGATGACTGGCAGCAGCTCATTGGTGACATGGTCAGCACATCCGCCAGGCTTATGACCATGCGTGACATGCATGCCGACCCCACAAAACCAAAATGGGCGCGCGTGCCACGAGGCAGCGATCCATGCGCGTTCTGCGTCATGCTCGCCACCCGTGGCTTCGAATACCTCAGTGAAGAGACGGCCGACTTCGGCCCCACCTTCCACAATGGCCACTGTCACTGTGATGTCGTCAGCAGCTGGGGAAGGCAGAAGCTCAAAGGCTTCGACCCCGACGGCATGAGTGAACGCTGGGAACAATGCAAGACGGCCATCGAGCATCGTCTTACCCACGACGAATACCTGAGAACCCGCAGTTCGCCGGACCAGAAGTTCGGCAACTGGAAACGCAACCAGATACTCGCCGAGATGCGCTGGCGCGACCGAGAATGGCTCCACAGCGGCGCAGAGCCACTGATCAGCTTCCCAAGTGATGGGATGCGTGAGGAAACCGAGAAGGCAAGACCGCAGGAGATACGAACGGCCCAGAGACTGCGCAGACATGGAATCGTCCCGGCCTTTCAAATCGACCATCGTGAAGCGAAGGATCCAGACACTGGGCGTATGCTCCTGATCGGCTTGTCTGATTTGGAAGGCGGCATCGAGCTCAAGACGCCTCAATCAGCAGACAAATTCCGCACTATCGACGGATATATGGGCAGCGCGTCAAAAAAGCCGGATTGCAGACGGCTGATCATCGACAATTCCGAAAACGACAACATGAGCGATGAGGAACTCATCGGAAACATCATGAAAAGTCATCGTTTCAAGAATGGGATCGTATACATCCTGAACAAAAAAGGACAGTTGCTGAGAATCAAGTAAGCGCCGCTGAAACTACCAAAAAGGGCGGTAACAAGGGCGCTTACATATCCATTCTATCACCTTTTGGTGGATTGCCGGAGCAGACGAACGGACCCGACTGTAAATCGGGCGCATTTTGCCACGCGGGTGCGAATCCCGCATCCACCACTCAACCGGCCCTCCGGCCGGCGGCGACCATGCGCCGCATCGCGTGGGAGGACCATACAGCGCACCGTGGCGCGGTCGAACTCGAATCCACGGGAAACAGCAAGAAGGAGCACGACATGTTCAACAGATTCCGATTCCCGGCCCGTGTCCGTCTCATCGACGGCGGTTCCGGCGAAGGCGGTTCCGGTGAAGGCAACGAGCCCGAACCGAAATCGTTCACCCAGGAGCAGGTCGACCAGATCGTCGAGAGAAGACTGGCCAAGGAGCGCGGCAAGTACAAGGACTACGACGAGCTCAAATCCAAGGCCATGAGACTCGACGAGATGGAGAACGCGGGCAAGAGCGAGCTCGACAAGCTCAAGGAATCGAACGCCGCCCTGCGCAAGCAGATCGACAATGCCGCTGCCGAGAAGCAGCACGCGGAATGGGTGTCCGAAGTCGCCAAAGACAAGGACGTTCCGGCCGAACTGCTGCGCGGCGGAACCAAGGAGGAACTCGAGGCGCATGCGGACCTCCTGCACGCGGCGCTGCATCCGGCATCCAAGCCGCCTCAGGTGAGGAACCAGACGGGCTCTCCATCGCACCAGAACAACAACAAGGACGCCGAAGAGCTCTCGTACATCCACCAGCTCCTAGGCGAATAACCCAACCATCCGAAAGGACAAGCCATCATGGCGATGAAAACAGACCAGATCAAGCTCCCCGTGAGCGTGGCCACCGAAATCGTGAACAAGGCCAAGGACACCAGCACCATCGCGTCCCTGAGCCCCAGCACGCCACAGATCTTCTCCGACGCCGACTACCTCGTGTTCAACGGCAAGAGCGAAGCCGAGGTAGTGGCCGAAGGCGCGGTCAAGAGCAGCTACGAGCAGACCGTGGATTCCGTCGTGGCGAAGCGCTTCAAGGTGCAGACCACCACCCGCGTCACGAGCGAACTCCAGTGGGCCGACGAGGACAACCAGCTGCAGATCATCCGCAGCATCCAGGCGGATCAGGCAGCCGCTTTGGGCCGTGCGCTCGACTACGTGATCTACCATGCGATCAACCCGAAGACCGGCACCGCGCTTTCCGGATTCGACCCGTTGAGCACGTCCGCCGTGCAGGTGAGCGCCGGCGATGACGAAATCAGCAACGTGGACGCCCTGGCCGATGCGCTGAACGACTCCTACGACATCAACGGCGTGGCATTGTCCAAGACTTGGGCGTCCCGCCTGCGCAAGCTGCGCGTCCCCTCCACCGGCATGCGCTTCTATCCGGAGATTCCGCTGAACCTGCAGGCCGGCAGCCTGGACGGCATCACCGCCGCGACCTCTGGCACCGTCAACGGCCGACTGGCCAAGACCCCGACGAAGGTGCTCGCGTTCATGGGAGATTTCAGCCTCATCAAATGGGGCATGGTCCGCGATCTGACCAGCGAGATCATCGCCTACGGCGATCCGGACCAGACCGGCGTGGACCTGAAGGCCCACAACCAGATCGCATACCGTACCGAAGCGATGTACGCGTTCGCCGTCATCGACCCGAACGCGTTCGCCGTGCTCAAGACCAAGTGAGGTGAACGATGAGTTTCCCCATCCAGACGCTTGTGATCAACCCTGCAGGCGAGGAAAAGCACACTGTCGGCCCGTTGGACGCGCAGGTGCGGCTTGTCAACACTGACGGCACCGCCTTCTCCGCCGGTTCCGGTGCCTACGAGCTGCCGGAGGCCGGCGAGGACACCCTCGGCGGCATCAAGCAGTTCGCGCCCGAACAGACGATTGGCAACGTTGACGGCAACATCGTCAAGGCCGCCGCAGCCGCTCCGACCAAGGATGAATTCGACAAGCTCGTCACGGCTTTCAATACTTTGGCGAAACAGTTCGATGACACTATCACCGGCCTCGCGGCCTCCGGGGTGATCAAGCTGCCGGACAAGAAGTGACCATGACGGACGAACCGGACATGTTCGCCACCTCCGACGATCTCGAACGGAGGTGGCACAAGCTCACCGACGAGGAGCGTGAGAAGGCCGACACGCATCTCGCCGATGTGACCGACTACATCAAGGAACGCTCGCCGAACTGGCGGAGGCTCTGCGACGAACGGCCGCGCCTGTTGGCGAAGATCACCTGTGACATCGTCCGCAGGATCATGCAGGCCGACCCGTACGGCATTCCCGGCGGAGTCACCCAGATGAACCAGACCGCCGGCAGTTTCAGCGAACAATACAGTTTCGGCTCGCCGACCGGCGACCTCTGGCTGCGCGACGACGAGAAACGCATCCTCGGCATCAACGCGCAACGCGCGTTCAGCATCGACATGGCCACGGGGGAGGTGTCCTAGTGGAAACCATCGAAGTGTGGCGCGGCCAACCCGACACCGACGTGGACGGCAACCCCATCCAAGGCAAGCCCGTCCGCGTCGGCACGTTCCAGGCGATGGTCGCGCCAACCTCCACCACTGACCAGACCGAGGAGAACGCCAGCCCGCAGACCACCGAATACACGATCCACATCCGCGGAAACCAACCGACCGGCATCCAGGCCGCCGACCTGATCAAAGTCAGGGGCATCCTCCTGCCCGTCAAGGGCAAGCCGCAGGTGTGGGACAACCTCCACGGACGCCACATCGGCGACGTCATCACCGTGGGCGAACGGGAAGGATAAGCATGGCCAAACGATGCAGATTCGTATTCAACCGCAAGGCGTTCAGCCAACAGGTCCTCAAAAACGAGACATTGCGCTCGCGCATGAGGGACGCGGCCGAAGCCGCCGTAGAGGATGACCGGTGCATGGTCCGCGACCATGACGGCAAGAACCGCAGCGGCGTGGCGATCATCTGCCCGGCACCGGTGGAGAAGGCGCACGGCACGTTGGAGGACACGCTCGGAAGGATGCACGTATGAGCATCCCGGTCACTCCCCGGCGCACGGAACCCCTGCTCCTGCCCAAACTGAGGACACTGTTCCCGGACGTGACGTTCGACACCATCGAACGCAACGACCTCGAACCGCCCTTCACCGAAGCCACGCTGGCCGACTCCATGCAAGGCATGAGCACGCCAATCTCGCAGTACGTGCGGCTGCGGTTGAGCGTGCGATGCATGAGAGAGGACCATACGGGCGACTGGGACAAGGCCGCACGCGTGTGGGCGGCCCTCGCGAGGGAGATCATCAGGCTCGGCCAGACGGCGCCGCTCATCGACGCCTCTCTGGAATCCGGGCCGGTACGCATGACGGACGAGGACAAGAGGCTGGTGTGCGCGTACGGAGTGCTCCTGCTCGATGTCTCCGTCAACTGAAACACAACCAAAGACAACGTGCCGCCACACGCGAAGAACGGAAAGGTGCAGACGAATGTCTGACAACAACGAAAAAACCACCGTCGCCGCGCAGGGCGCGACCGACTACGGGTACGTGTCCAGCGGCAACACCGCAGGCAACGTGCGCCTGATCAAGAACTACGCGCTGTTCCTGTTTCCAAAGGGCGACAGCACGTTCGTGGCTCCGACCGGAGTGGTCTGGACCCCGCCGGCAAGCAAGAAGCCGATCGGCTACTCGACGGAGGACGGCGCCACATTGCATCCGGAACCGGGCGACAGCACCGACTACAAGGCCCACAACGGCGACATCGTGCTGTCCGACACGGATCCGGGCTACTGGACCCTGCAGCTCGCCGCCATGGAGGGCCGCAAGGATGTGGTGTCGGCCTACTTCGACGTGGACGTCGAAGCGGACGGCGGCATCAGCATCAAGGGCGCCGGATTGAAGAAGGAGTGGATCCTCGTGCTGGTCGCGCTCGACCAGCAGGACCGTCCGTTCCTCCTGTACGGCACCAACGCGAAGGTGAGCGACCGTGACGACGTGAGCCTGAAATCCAGCGAGATCATGAACTTCAGCATGACGTTCAAGATGCTCAAGGGCGACAACGGCGAGCAGTTCCACGCATGGGGCCTCGTCACCGACTCATCCAAGTGAGTCCATTGATTCTTCCCGTGCGGACGATGGCGGTCGGACGCACGGGATCCCTTTCACTAACCGCCACCGAACGAACGGAGCCAACATGAGCGACAAAGAATACCATGTCGTGAACGTAAACCTGGACGACGCGGAGGAACTCAAACCGGACGTGCACCTCGAGGTCGCCGGCGCGAAACTCGACCTGCCGAACCTCAACAACGCGGAACTTCCCATCGAACTCGTACAGGCCATCCTCCTGGTCAAAAGCAAGCCAATGCTCTCCGACGAGGAAACCACGGCCTGCGTGAGCACGTTCCTCGCATACTTCCAGACGATGCAGCCGAACTTCTGGAACGTGCTGCGCAAAACCAAACGTCCGATGGCCTACCTCACCGCGACCATCAAGGCGTGGGCCGACGAATCCGGACTGGACCCAAAAGCGTTTACCTCGCCCACCTCTGGAACACCCACCGCGCGGCGTTAGCCTACGACTGGATCCGAGCGTACGGGCAGATATACAGGCCCGTACGCTTCCAGGAATGGGTTGAAGGCCAACGTCCACGAACCGACTGGGGAATCGCCTGGGCGTTGACCCGCGAAATCCTCAAAGACCATACGAGCCACTCGTGGATGGCGTTGCAGAACGCCGTCTACGCGCCCGACGGAGCCGAACAGGCGGTCTGGATGCTGTCCGGACAACGCAAACGCCCATGGTTCGACCACGAGCACGACCCACTCCGCCCGCCAACCCCAGCACACAACCTCACCCGCCGTCAACGCGAGGACAGGGAACGGCTCAAAGCCTACTTCCACATCAACGACGACCTCTGACTCCGACCGCCATCGGAATCCCGACACACAGCAAGGAGCACGATGGCAGCACAGGACATCGGCGTCGCATACGTCCACGTCGAACCATCCGGCAAAGGATTCGGCAAAAGCATCGAAGGCGACATCGGCGACGCCGTCAACAAAGCCTCCAAGAAAAGCTCCAACACCCTCATCTCGAAAATCGGCGGAGCATTCGGCAAAATCGGCAAGGTCGGCACAGGCGCAATCGCCACCCTCGCCGGCGGCATCACCGCATTGGCCGCCAAAGGCGGCTTCACCCGCGCCCTCAACATCGAGAACGCGCAAGCCAAACTCAAAGGCCTCGGCCACGACAGCGCGAGCGTCACCGAAATCATGAACGACGCGCTCGCCTCCGTCAAGGGCACAGCTTTCGGACTGGGTGACGCCGCCACCGTCGCGGCCAGCCTGTCAGCGTCCGGCATCAAGGAAGGCGACCAGCTCACCAAGGTCCTCAAGACCGTGGCCGACACCGCGCAGATCAGCGGCAGAAGCCTCACCGACATCGGCATGATCTTCGGTTCCGTCGCCGCCCGAGGCAAACTCCAGGGCGACGACATGCTCCAGCTCATGTCGAGCGGCATCCCCGTCCTCCAAATGCTCGGCAAGCATCTGAACAAGACCAGCGCCGAAGTGTCCGACATGGTCTCGGACGGCAAAATCGACTTCCAAACCTTCGCCGACGCCATGCAGGAAGGCCTAGGCGGAGCCGCACTATCCGCAGGCACCACATTCACCGGCGCCCTGGCCAACGTGAAAGCCGCGTTGAGCCGACTCGGAGAAACAGCCGCCACACCAGTCCTCAACGGCTTACGCGGCCTGTTCAACCAAGCCATCCCACTCATCGACACATTCACCGCAGCCGTCACGCCAACCCTGCAAAAGGTCGGCGCGGCACTCCAACAAGGCCTCGAGAACGCGATACCCGCCACACAGGCGAAACTCAAAAACCTCAGCGACACACTAGCCAACATCCCCGGTTTCCAGATGCTCGCCTCGGCGACGGCCAGCCTCAAAAGCCAACTCACTGGCCTCTGGAACGCAATCACATCACTCATAGGTGGACTCAACAATGGCGGCGAAGCCGCCACAATGTTCTCCACAACCGCCGGCGCGCTCGCGGGAGTGGTCGCTTCGGTCGCGCAGGTGTTGTCGAACGCGGCGGGATGGGCGAAGACGTTCGTCAACACGTTCATCGAGACGGGCGCGTTGCAGCCGTTCCTTGAAAGCCTGACCGGCGTCATCTCCGGATTGGGCTCGCTGGTTTCCGGATTGGCGGCCGCGGTCTCGCAGGCCTTCGGCTTCAACGACAGCGCGCGCACCGCCGGTTCCGCGGCGCAGAGCTTCGCCGGACTGTTGAACACTTTGACCGGCGTGCTCATGAAGGTGGGAGGATGGCTGCAGTCGGTCGGACAGTGGGCTCAGCAGAACGGCGCACTGGTGTCCGGCGCGTTGAAGGCCATCACCATCGCATTGCTCGCAGTCAAGGGCTGGGACATCGTCTCGGCCGGACTGAAGGGAGTGTCGACCGCGATATCGGCCGTCACGACCGGCGCGCAGACACTGACGACGGCCGCCACCGGCGTTTCCAAGACGGTCGATCTGATGATGCAATTGGGCGGTATCGTCCCGGCCTTGAAGGAGATGGCAGGCGGACTGAAGATCGTCACCGCCGCGCAGACCGCATGGTCTGCAGTCACAAAGGCGGCGACAGCCGTGCAGGTCGCGTTCACCGCGGTGATGAACGCCAACCCGTTCGGATTGTTCATCACCGCAGCTGCGGCGGCCGTGGCCGCGTTGACATGGTTTTTCACTCAGACCAAGGTCGGACAGCAGTGGTGGGCGTCGTTCACGTCGTTCCTTTCATCCGCTTGGCAGGCGACCGTCGGCAAGGTCACCTCTATCGGCCAGACCATCGTCACGTTCTTCACCTCGACGCTCCCGTCGGCCATCCAAGGCATCGGACAATGGTTCCACCAACTGCCCGGCAACATCGCCAGCTGGCTCGCCGGAGCCGCGTCGGCCGTCGCATCATGGGCCGTGAACCTCGGCCAGTCCGCATTGCAGGCAGGCCAACAGTTCCTCACGAACCTCGCCAACGCGATCATGAACCTGCCAGAGACGATCGCCTACTGGCTCGGCTACACCGTCACGTCAATCGCGCTGTACGCGGTCGCGTTCGGCGCGCAGGCACTCCAGATGGGCATGCAATTCGTGCAGAACGTCGGAACGTTCCTTACCCAACTCCCAGGGAACGTGGCCGCATGGCTCGCCTCGACCGCCGCGAGCATCGGCGCATGGGTGTCGTCCACGGCCATGCAGGCTCTACAGATGGGTACGCAGTTCCTGCAGAACGTCGGCACGTTCCTCACCCAGCTGCCCGGCAATGTGGCCAGCTGGCTCGCGGGAGCCGTAGCCTCAGCCTCGGCGTGGGTTTCCAACATGGCATCGCAGGCCATCCAGGCGGGCAGCCGGTTCCTCACGAGCGTGGGCACGTTCCTCGCCCAATTGCCGGGAAGAATCGGCTCCTGGCTGTCCGCGACGATCTCCAGCGTCGCCAACTGGGCGTCCCAGATGGGGACCAAGGCGTCGCAGGCCGGCAAGCAGTTCGTGCAGAACATCGTCAGCACCCTTTCCTCCCTGCCGGGCCGCATGCTCAGCATCGGAGCGAACATCGTCAGCGGCATCGTCAGCGGCATCCAGAGCAAGATCGGCAGCATCGCGTCGAGCCTGCTCTCCGGCGTCAACGACGCCATCTCCGCTGTCAAAAGCAAACTCGGCATCCACTCGCCGTCACGCCTCATGCGTTACGAGGTCGGCGTGATGATCGGCCGAGGCATGGCATTGGGCATCGATGATTCAGCCGCCGTGGTCAACCGGTCCATGGACTCGCTCGTCTCCTCGATGAGCCTCGACGGTACGGACTGGGCGAAGACCGGACGATTGAACGTCACCACGGCCACGCCATCGGATTCCGACAGACTATGGGAAACCGTCATCGGCAGGATGGACACGCTGATCGAAGCCGTCGAAGCGGCGACGGCCGACGACCGGCCGTTCACCCAACGTGACTTCGCAAGACTCGTAAGGAGCGTGGCATGAGAACCCTGAGCTACGTGAGCGGCGCAACAGGCGAGTCGATCGGTTTCGAAGGGCCGCTCTATGGCGAGACACTCACCGGACTGCGCGCCCGCATCTGGGATTACAGCCTCGTCTCGCGCGGCATCACGGGCATCGCACGCAAGACACGCGAGACGACCATCACCGTGAAGATCCACGATTCTCCGGAGACGCTCAACCTATTGCGCCGCCTCTCGGACGCCGACATGGCATCCGGGAACCCGGGCACGCTCATCGCCGACGGCGAATGGGAAGCCAAAGCGTGGATCACGAAAAGCGAACCGCAATCCATCACGCCCACGATGGTCGAGACACAGTTGACCATCGTGCTGGCCGATGGCGTGTGGCGCCGTCCGACCATGACGCATTTCACGCCACGATACGATTCCGGAACCGCCGACCTTGACTATCCATATGATTATCCGCATGATTTCGCCGGCATGGCATTGGGTGCCGAGATCGTCAACGACACATCCATCCCGCAGCCGGTCAAGCTCACGATATTCGGACCGTGCACAAACCCGTACGTCATCATCGGGGACAACCGATACGAGGTCGACGTGACCGTGCCATCCGGCTCGCGTCTGGAAATCGACGGCACCGGCGATGTCAGGACCGTCACCATGGTCAGCGGCACAGGTCTCGCCACAAACTGCTTCGCGCAGGCCGTGCGAGGGTCGGGCAAGGATTCCGGTAGGTACGTGTTCCAACCGCTCGCGCCCGGAACACAGCCGATCAGCTGGCCGGGAGGATTCCAATTCGACTTGACGGTCTGCGAGGAAAGGAGCGAACCGCCATGGACCTGATCGTCACCGACGCCACAGGCAAACCCGTGGCGAGCCACGCCTCATACACGCTCGACCTCGCGTTCGGCAGCGGGGAGAACGACTTCGACCTGCAGGTCGAAGACGCCGCGCTCAAGGCGGGAAGCCGCATCATGATCGACGGCACCGAGTACGGCGGCATCATCGACGACACGGATGTCGACGTGGACGGAGGCCTGTCCACCGTCACATGGCATGGCCGCGACTGGCATGGAGTGCTCGCCTCGAAGATCATCGAACCGGACAGGAACAACGATTACCTCACCCTGTCCGGCACGATTCCCGTCATCATGCGCACGCTCGTCAGCCGTGCGGGACTGCAAGGCCTGTTCACCGTCACCGACGAAAGCGCCGACCACAAGACCACCTGCCGGTTCGACCGGTACGTGGACCTGTACAGCGGTCTGGTCAAGATGCTCAGGGCAAGCGGACTCAAACTCCGGTTGCGTAATGACGGCGACAAGGTATCCATGAGCGCCATGCCCGTCCGCACGATCGGCGACAGCATCGACTCGGACCTCATCGACTTCACCGCCAAACAGGCGGCGCACCCGATCAACCATCTCATCTGCCTGGGCAAGGGCGAACTCAAGGACCGTACCGTCATCCACTGGTACGCCGACGCGAACGGCACGTTCAGCCACACGCAGACCCTCAAAGGCCTTGACGAACGCACCGCCACATACGAGTTGTCCAACGCCGAAGCCGACGAGCTCGAGGACAAGGGCAGGCAGAAATTCCAGGAACTTCGGAACACCAGCACCATCGACGTGGACATTCCCGACGGCATCGACGCGGACGTCGGCGACCTGGTAACGGGCCGTGACAACAACACGGGCCTCGTCGTCACGGCCGAGATCTCCAAGAAGATCGTCAAGGTTTCGGGAGGCGTGCTCACCGTCACCTACGAATCCGGAGGCGCCAGCGCCGGCGGCAACAGCGGAGAATCCTCCATCGGGGATGGCGGACACGCCTACTACGCGGGAGCCGGCCTCAAACTCGACGCCTGGACGTTCAGCGCCGACGTGACCAGAAACGACATCGACTCGCTCAACAACGCATTGTCGGGTAAACAGTCGAAAGGCGACTACATCACCGGCCTGAAAATCGGTTCGGTGGACACGCTCGCCCCCGGTGCACAGGCAAGCGCGTCGCTCACGGGCGCCGGCAGCGACAAAACCTTGAATTTGGGGCTTCCGAAAGGCGACCAGGGTCCGCAAGGGGAGAAGGGCGACAAGGGCGACACAGGACCACAGGGGGCCACCGGAGCGACCGGACCCACCGGTCCTCGTGGAGAGAAAGGAGCGACCGGGGAGCGAGGGCCGCAAGGCGTCGCCGGTCCCGAAGGCCCGCAGGGACTGCAGGGGATACGCGGCGAGAAAGGCGATAAGGGTGATGCCGGCGCGATCGGCGCGGCGGGACCGCAAGGCCCGACGGGTTCCACAGGTCCGCAGGGTCCCACGGGTCCACAGGGAGCGACCGGCCCCCAGGGCAGACAAGGCATCCAAGGTTCCCAAGGCATCCAGGGCCCGCAAGGGGAGAAGGGTGACAAGGGCGACAGCGGCGTATCCGCCCCCTCGAACGGCTTCTTCACGCTCAGCATGGAAGGCGACGGCGACCTGTACGTGAACTATCCGGACAAAACGAACCCACCCTCGTTCGTCTGGGACTCCGAGAGCGGGAACCTGTACGTGGACATCCCGGAAAGGTGACACATGGCGCGACTATTGATCGGCAACATCAAAGGCCCCAAAGGCGACAAGGGCGATACCGGGGCCACCGGCCCGCAAGGCAAGCAAGGAGCGCAGGGCGTTCAGGGAGCTAAAGGCGACGTCGGCCTTCCGGCGCTCGTGATGAAGAAATCCCTCGTCGGCGAATATCCGGTGGGATCCACTTTCACGGGAAACGTGAGCGAATGGTTGAACCGAACACCACTCGCCAACGAATATTCGACCGCATTGTCAGGTGGCGGAAAATACAGCATCGTCTGGCAGTGCGTTTCACAGTCCGGCAGCCTATTCACGGGAAAGACGATTTCCCGTCAATCCATCATCGGAACGCAAGGCCCTGCCGGACCGCAAGGTCCAAAAGGTGACGTCGGCCCACAAGGCGTGAAGGGCGATACCGGCGAGACCGGGCCTAAAGGAGCCACTGGAGCTGCCGGCCCTACCGGCCCGCAAGGTCCTGAAGGGCTGAAAGGTGACAAGGGTGATAAAGGCGATGTCGGACCCGCCGGAGAAGGAGGCCCTACCGGCCCGCAAGGTCCGAAAGGCGACACCGGCCCTGCCGGACCTACCGGAGCAACAGGCCCCACCGGGCCGCAAGGCAAGCAGGGAATACAAGGTGCGCAGGGACTGCAGGGCCCACAGGGACCGACAGGACCGCAGGGTGCCAGCGGCGTGACGGCGCCAACTTCCGGATTCTTCACACTGCAGGTCGACCCGAACGGAGACCTGTACGCCGTGTACGCGGATACGACCACCGCGTCGGCGGCTCCCGTCTCCTACGATCCGGCGACGGGCGACCTGTACTACATGATCAATGACGGAAAGTAAGGAGCGCATATGACGAAGATTCTGCTCGGCAACGTCAAAGGCCCCAAAGGCGACACCGGACCGCAAGGCAAGCAGGGAGTGCAAGGACCGCAGGGCCCTGCCGGCGCCACTGGCGCGACCGGGGCCACCGGAGCGAAAGGAGAGGCCGGCCAACGCGGCGAGACCGGGTTGCCTGCCTTGATCATCACACGCATACTATCCGGATACTGGACGTCCGCATGCTCGGATTTTGACTGGCGGGCACTCAGTTTCAACCGTGCCCCGGTCGTAGGCGAATACTTCTTCGCCATGACCAATGGCGGCAAGAACCTGATGTACGCGCAGATCACAGCCACCGGGAAAAACGTGACGTTCAAACCGGTTTCCAACACAAGCCTCGTCGGACCGAAGGGCGACAAGGGCGAGACGGGCATGAGCGCAAGCCAGGCGTTCATCGCCGCCCACCCGGTCGGCTCCCTCTACTGGACCACCGCCACAACAAATCCGGGAACCACCTACGGCGGCACTTGGAAGGAATGCAACACCATCCTTCCGGGACACATCTACCAGCGCACAGCCTGAAAGAGAAAGGAACATCAATGGCACGAACCACGAACATCACCAGATACACCTGCGACCGATGCCACGCCTCCGCATACCTCGCCGACGGTGACCCACGCACCTCCAGCGACTGGCACGACATCACACACACCACCGTCGACGGAGTCGCACAGGGCGCGCTCGTCTGTACCGCATGCTGGCAGACGTTCAAAGCGCTGGCAGCCACGCAGGACGCCGCCTACGCCGCATACCTCAACAACACAACAGATAGGAAGGAATGACCATGACCATGAATCTCATCACCGGCAAGGCCGGCGCTCCGCACATCACATCCAGCGACCAAGGAGCCATGCAGGCCGGACTGGTCGGGAAAGGCAACTACCTGCTGCAAGGCGGCGACGGCAAATTCCCCGCCGTGACCATGCAGTCAGCAAACAAGGCACTCGTCCCGGTCCTCAACCTTGTGATCGAAGGACGATACGCACGCGTCACCGCGGCGGAAACCGTCACCATCGAAAGCGGAGTCACAGGACGGAACCGCAACGACCTAATCTGCGTGAAATACACGCGAGACTCGAACAACATCGAAACGATCGCGCTCGCGGTGCTGAAGGGCACTGCCACCAGTGGCACGGCGGTCGACCCCGCGGTGCCGTCGGGTAGTATCCTGAACAATTCCGGCACCGTATGGATTCCGATTGCCCGCATTCCGATCAGTGGTATCGCCGCCGGAACTCCTGTCATGCTTGTCAAGCAATTGCCTCCGATGAGCCAACTGTGGGATTCCGTAGCCCTCACTGCTACCTTTAAGTTTCAGGACACAG